ATCGAAACAATTCGTTGTACCTTCTGTTTACCAGGAGGTTTTTATATTTTCCTTCGTTTTACTTTTCCTCCTTCACTTCTGACGCCTACACCACCTCTTGCCGTCAAGATGTCTTCCGTGGTACCTTCCGACTCCGCTTCGTCCGCTGGACGCAAGAAGAAGCCTGGCAAGGCTGAGCGTGCCGCCCGTCGTTCCGCCGTTTCCTCGGCCCCCGGCGCACCTGCCTCCAACCAGAAGGCAGCTGCTTTCGCAGCTGCCACTTCTTCTTTCGACGTCAGGCCCCAGCCTGGTAAATTTCCTGTAGTTTTCGCTACGGGTGCAGGCGAGCCGTCTCGCGATATGAAGTTCTCCGTCCGTCCCCGTGTCGTAGCCTCGGGTTTGTCCTCTTTCCTCCCCGCTTTCAAGGACAACCCGCGCTACTCCGAATTCCTTACCTTCACGGAGTATACGGACGCTGACTTCAGTCGCCAGCTCAGCGTCGCGGCTCTGTTGCGTCTAGCGCAGCAGATTGTGGCCGCTCATGTTAACATGGGCCTGCCGCAAGGTGATTTCTCACCATTGTCGTCAACGGAGGTCCGTCTACCGGCCTCCGTGTCTGCATTCCTCTCCCAGTTTGGAGAGATGTCTGTCCCGTCTATCGGGACTCGTCTCCTCCTGGCGAATTACACGTCTACCGTGCATTCGCTTGTCCTGGCCGCTGACCGCCTTACCCAAGGCGGGTCAGTCCAACAAACCGCTGAGCGGTTGTGGCTTCCCATGTCCTCCCGGGATACCCGCACCCGCGCCATCGTTGCCGGACAAATCTGGGACCTGTCTAACCAGGCTGGATTGTCGATTCCCCGTTCGGATCTTGAAGACGCCGTTCTATCTGGGAATCACCCCGACTTTTGGGACACAGTTGTCGAACAACTGGAGGCCGACCCGGCCCGCCGTCCCGAATGGAACTTCCTGTTCCAAACCCAGGCCGATGTAGGCCAGTTCGCCACGAACTGGACCACCGCCAACGCTACACGCGTCCTGGGTAAACTGGGCCTCGAATGGCCCAACCCGTCCGCCGGACATCTGGATTGGCAGTTTTCTGCCAAAACCGTGTTCTCCGAGCTCGCTGACCAATGGGCTCAAAAATCTGCTGCTTATGCACAGTTTTTTGAGATGACGTCTTCCGCCGCCAGCAAGCCCACTGCCGCAGGTTCTCTGTCGCAGTTTGCTGCCGTCTCCACCAATGACAGTGTCACTGTCATTAAGACCTTCCTCGCCCTGTCCGCTCCGGAGTTTTCTCTGGCTGCATGTTTCCCGTCTACCGGGTTTATACATGCCGACGTTCCCCACAACGTCGTTGTGACAACACCTCTCTCAGTGCGGCAGAAAACCACTGAATTCATCCAGATGGACTGGCGCTAGCCACCATCTCTGCCTACAATAACTGAGTCGTGTACCCCCTTCCGGTTCTTCGGAAAAACAATCTGCCTCTGCAGTGTGTGTCTCCTGTCTTACCAGGGACCTAAAAATTACTATTAAGTGAAAGAGTGGGAATGACCTGTCTATCAGGTCTACCGTAAATCTCCAG